TATAAGTCGGTAATCGTCGAAGTCTATGATACAGTCTCCGATGTTGAGTATATAGACTACTTCGCTTGCAATCCCGAGACTTTATCAAACTACCGAGACTATACCGTTAGGCTTCATCCAAGCGGCAATAATGTAAACATAAGATTGACGGCTACGAGTGTGGCGACCATTCGGTATGACGGTGCTTACTACAACATCTATTGCGATATTCTCGCAACTAATGAAGATATTTTCGCATAAAGGAGGATAAAAAGAATGGCTTTACAGGGATATATGAGGCTTGATTTGAGTCGCAAAGGGAAAGTCGTCAAGAGAATAGAGAAGAAGAACACAATTACCTCGCTATTCCAGAATGCAATCCTCGAGGGAGACTTTCAGTACCTTGGCGACCGCTCAAAGATAGTCCCCGAGTCGTTCTTTGATGGTTGCTTGCTTACGGACAAGGCGAACAATGCCTCGCTCTCCATCATAGCAGGGGACTCGGAGATCATCGCTCAAGCAGGTAATGACACCTATACGGGAACGAATAGCAAGCGAGGCTCTTACATTCCGCTTGAGTCTTTTCACTTCTCAAGTCCGACAGACGGCTTCACTAAAGTGTGGCGTTGGGGTAATGCAAGCGGAAACGGCAAGATAAACTCCGTTTGCCTTTGTCCTCACGAACTCGCTATCTTTGATTATATCGAGGGCGGTAAATATCCGGCTACATCGGACGGAGCGAGGACTCAAGACTTCAACCCTCCGAACAAGGTTCTCGGCTACTCGGAGATTAGCGGATATAATGTAGAATCAACATTCCTCTCATCTATCGCTCACTTGACTATCGTTGACTATACCAACGCACGAGGTTATTACATTCGAGTTTCGACCGACTTCTTGAAGATACTCATAGACGAGTACGAGGTATCAACTTCAAGAGTGAAGCTGCTCTCGAACCCCGACTATGTTGTAAGGCAGATTGGTTCGACTCACACTATCACCCTTGCGACCGCTCTTCCTTCCAACCTCACTCGATTCGGTGACTATCCGTTCACAGTTTGCTATACGGGCGATACCTTCCACATCGTAGCTTATGAGGGATTCACAGAGAGTGGAGTCGAGAAGGTCACGATCAGGGATATTGCTATTCCAAAGGCAGACCCTACGACATACACGGAGACCTTCAAGACCTTTAGTGATGTATGGATATATCCTTTTACGGCATTCGGCGAACCGAGTGGTAACATCGCCATGTCAAAAGACGGGTTCATCTATAATGCGACCGATGGCTACCTCTACGGACTTGGTAAGAACGGCGGAACAAATGGAACTCCCTCAATGCTCCGCTTTGACCTTAATACACTCCAAGTCAAAGCCTACGACATATCCTTTGCCCCTCCAGAGAGGCAAGGCGATGCCAACGGCTACAATCAAGCCTCAAGCATCCTACTTCCGAATGGAGACTTCTATAAGTTCTATATATGGAAGTATCAAAACAACGGAGCAATCACAGGGAATAACTATTCTTACTACTACCATAACGATAAGGTCTATGCGGTCGCCCCGTTATTAGGCGACCCTCGCAGATTTACGGCTATGAATGAGGGAAAGGGAACCGTCTTTGACACGGGGTTCTTATATACTCTTATGACGCAACTCAATGTCATTCACCCTTATGTGTCAACGGTAGCCAACCTCGATGAAGAGGTCAACAAGACCTATGACACGGACATGACTTTGACATATACAGTTCGGGAGGTGTAATCATGAGTAACAAGACCTATGACATCATCAAAAACACAGCTTTGATAGCTACTCCGATTCTTGCGTTCCTTGCTTCATTAGTGACCATATGGAATATCCCACACGGAGCAGAATTGACCGCTACACTCACGGCGATCGACACTCTACTTGGTGCGATAGTAGTCGTAGCAAATCAGATTTACAAGAAGGGCAAGAGCGACAATGAATGAGGTTTTAATCGGCGGAGCGGTGGCAATAGTCACCGCCTCCGCTATCTGGGACTTTATCAAGTTCTTAATATCACGGAACGACGGTAAGCAAGCAACGAACAACGAGTTGAGGAAGGCTATCGAAGTTCTATCCGATAAGGTGGATAGGAATCAAGCCATCCTTGCGAGGACTCACATCCTCCGCTTTGATGACGAACTCTTAAACGACATCAAGCACTCGAAGGAATACTTCTCACAGCAACTCCAAGACATAGACACCTATGAGGCTTATTGCACCGCTCATCCCGACTTCCGCAATTCGTATGCTACGGCAGCTATCGACCATATAAGGAAGACTTATTCGCAGTTATTAGAGGAGCATAAGATATGAGCAAGGTTGAAAAGGCAATAGAATTTGCCGTAAACATCGCAAATGACAATTCGCACGGCTACGATCAGATCAATAGATGGTCGCCCGACTATGATTGCAGTTCGCTTGTAATCTCCGCTTTTGAGTCCGCAGGAATCCCGGTCAGAACGAATGGAGCGACATACACGGGCAACATGAAGAGCGTCTTTATCAAGTGCGGTTTTAAGTGCTTGCCTTATACGGGCGAGAATGCCCTCAAACGAGGCGATGTCCTCTTGAACGAAAAACATCACACCGCACTTTATCTCGGCTCGCACAGGCTCGTTCAAGCGAGCATAAACGAGAAGGGAAAGATTACGGGCGGAAAGCAAGGCGACCAAACAGGCGGAGAGATAGCCGTGAGGTCGTTCTATGAGTACAAACACGGATGGCAATATGTCCTCCGCTATGAAGAAAATAACGAGGAGGTTATCAAAGTGAACATTGAGATGCCAAGACTCACGATTGGAGCGAAGGGAGCAGAGGTCTCACTCGCTCAAACACTTCTTAAAACGCTCGGCTACACAGGCAAGACGGGGAGACCGCTCACAGTCGATGGCGACTTCGGCTCGAACACGCTCTATGCCGTCGTTCTCTATCAGAAGAGCATCGATGTAACCCCGGACGGCATTATCGGTCAGTTGACTTGGAATGCCCTCTTACATTCTCATTATTGACAAAGACCAATGAGTCGGAACCGTCCATTCTGTAACCATCCCCTAAATAACTATGTACTTCCTTTAACTATGACCGCCCTACCGACTCGGGGCGGTCTTTTTTATTGCTCGAAATGATGCAAAAAATGATGCAATTTCGTCCACAGACGGCGGACAGAATGTCCTCTCTCGGAGGAAAAAGCCTTATTTTACGGCATTTCTGTTCACTCGCGAACATACACACAGGGGTTCAACTCCCCTCACTTCCACCAAAGCAAACCTCGAAGCTATAAGGCTTTCGAGGTTTTTCTTATTCTCCGTGATGCAAAAATGATGCACTTTCATCTGAAAATGTGAGATCGATGATCTCCGCAGCCTTCTTTGAGTCGCCTTCTACTATATGGCCATAGGTACCGAAGGTGTTCATAGAGACAGAGTGTCCGACGATGTCCTTGATCATCTGCTCCGGCATGACATTCTTCATCATGCTGATGAATGTGTGCCGCAGGGAATAGACGGTTCCCTTCAGATCTCTTTCCTGCTTCAGCTCATTCCATTGGTTTCTCATAGTCGACTGATTACCGGGACCGCCGTGGAGGTCACAGAAGATCCAGTTCGTTCGGAGGTTGAACTCTTCGTTCCTCCGAATAGTCTTCTTCAGGATGGAGCTTGCGAGGGCTCCGATCGGAATGATCCTTCTGGCATTCTCATTCTTTCCTTCGGTAATCTTGCCTTTTGCGTTCACGGCTCTTTTTATACGAACGCTTGATTCCGATACATCCTCGACGCGAAGGCCGAGAGCTTCTCCCGGTCTCATTCCGGTGATGAGCAAGAAACAGAAGAGAGGATGATACCATTTATCGGAAGGCTCCAAGAGCCGTGCGACATCATCCTTCTGAAGTATCTCCTTTTCGTTCCTGGCATGACCTGCCGGGATATACAGATCGCCTCTCGGCAGCTCGCATTGATAGTCCTGATAGCCGAACTTGATGATTCCCATGATGATCCCTCGGAGGTTCTCCAAGGTCTTATGCGAGAGAGCCTTGCCAGAAGCTCCTGACGCGCCGTTTATAACGCTCTGCCAATCGCGGAGAGTCATTTTACATATCTTCTTTTGACCGCATTTTGGGGCGATGTAGAGCCGAATATAGCGTTCGTTCTGAATATAGGCTTCACAGTCTTTCCCTCGACGAGCTTGGAGGTCCTCAAGATATTCCTGAGCTACACGGCCGACAGCCTTGGAACCGGAGATCTCATCCAGGATAAAAGCTTCGTATTTTCGCTTGACTTCTTTCAAGCCTGCCTTGCCGGGAGTAGAGCAGGAGAAGGTGAACCGTCTTCCGTCTTTCATCTCCTGAACTATCCATCTTTTTCCATCCCATCGTGGAGTGTTCATTCGTCACCTCCAATATTCTGCATAGATCTTAAATAATCGGCATAACTCTTAAGTCTTGCGATGTTCTCTGCTGACAGACCGTCTGTCACAGACGGAGCCTCATCGACTTCGATGATTACATCTAAGAGCTTTCCGGGTGTAGTGTGTAAAGCTATCGCGAGATCCTGAAGGCGGTCAACCGATAAGTTATTCTTTCCCTTCTCGATTGCACTTATTGCAGCTCGGCCTGCGAACCCTGACTTCTTGGCGAGTTCTTCTTGAGATAGCCCTTCGGCTTCCCTCAATAAGCGGATATAGTTGCCAAATCTTAATAATCTATCTTCGTTCATAAGAGCCTCCTGAACTCATTATAACGGCACAATGTTACAAATTCAAGACAGATGTAAATTCACAGTTGACATGGTTGTTTCTGATTGCTATCCTAACAATGTCAAGTATGACACGACAAATGAGAAAGGAGGACAAGATGGTTAATCACAGTAAATTGAAGGGCTTGATGGTTGAGCGTGGACTTAAGGTCGAGGAGCTTGCCAAGGGGCTGAACCTATCGAGACAGTCGATCTCGGATAAGATCAACGGAAGACGTTCGATCTCCCTGATGGAAGCCGCCTACATCTCACACGCTCTCGGCATGAGCAGCGAAGAACGCGATGCTATTTTTTTTGCCGATGCTGTCAAGCAGGAGGCGACATGAAACCGCATAGAACGATCTATCCGGCTCTCGGAAGGTTCTTCGACACGACGCAGGAGATAGCAGATGCAGGATGTATGTCACGAACGACAGTGTGGGAATGTCTGAAGGGGAAGAAGTCTTTCACTCCACAGCAGAAGGCAGCTATCGAGAACGCGATCTTGGCGAAGGCCATGAGGAAGGAAATAGATCCAGAGGAAGAAGTAATCGGAATGATCGAGGCTCGAAAAGGCTTCGATGAAGTATTCAAAGTAAAGGAAGCAAGCTAATATGTCAGTTTCAATTCTATTCTGTGCGTTCGCACTCGGCATGGTGCTCGGTGCCGCACTGGTATTCCACATCACAGCAGACACATACGATTCAGCACTCGACGAATCTTATCAGAACGAACTCAAGTGGAGACATCAGGTCGACGAGCTCGAAGACGAAATCGAGCGTCTTGAACTGCGCCCGGTTCACTGTCCTGCTCCCGTCAAGATCACACAGGTTGGAATTGATTGGGACGAGCTTGATTTCCCAAATAGTTCTGACAGGAGGTGAATAAATGAGTGCAGAAGAATACTTGAGGATGTCAAACGATGCCATCCAGCCTATTATCGACGAAGTAAATAAGGAAGAAGCCGAGAAGGTTGCTATCATCGGCTCCAGCTTCTTGGAGCTTCACACGGTGAACATCGGGAATCCCGTCCTCGTCAATATTGATCAGATCGCTGTCATTGGCGACACGGACGACGGGACGATGATCACACTCTCATTCTCCGATGTAGTTAGTGCGGCTCATGTCGAAGTTCGCGAATCCTACGAAGCTATCAAGAACACACTCAGATTTTTATTTAGGAGGTAAATAATGGCACTTAATATCAAAAAGGGACCGCAGGCTCGTTCGCTTCGCGCGGTGATCTACGGTCCGGAAGGTATCGGAAAGTCAACGCTTGCTTCACAGTTTCCAGATGCAGTGTTCGTTGACTTCGAACAGGGAACAGACACGATGGATGTCGCTCGATTTGACACTCCTACGACATTCGACGAGCTGATAACCCTTCTTAAAAGTATAGCACAGGAAGATATCTGTAAGTCCATAGTGCTCGACACGGCCGACAGACTCGAACAGCTTCTTACAGACTATGTCTGTCAAAAGAACGGCTTCAATTCCATCGAAGAACCCGGTTACGGTAAGGGTTACACCTATCTGGCATCCGCTTGGCTCGAAGTCCTCAAGGCCTGCGATGAAGTCGTCGATTCGGGCAAGAACATCGTCATCGTCGCTCACGCTGCGATGCGTAAATTCGAACAGCCGGATGAGATGGGCGCGTATGATCGCTGGGAGTTGAAGCTTCAGAAGAAGACCGCACCTCTCATCAAGGAATGGGCTGATATGGTCCTGTTCATGAACTACAAGAACTCCATCGTGGAAGATCCCAAGACCAAGAGCAAGAAGGCGGTCGGAGGCAAGCGTGTCATGTATGCTACACACTCCCCAACCTACGACGCGAAGAACAGATTCGGTCTTCCTGACTCCATGGATGCCGACTTCTCGGAGATAGCACATATCTTCTCGAATGTCCCGATCAAGAAATCCAAGAAAGCGGAAATCTCCGAAGCCGTTGACGGTCTGGAAGGATTCGAGCCGTGGCTCATTCACTTCCTGTCCGTGCAGGATCCTACTCTCACGGCTAATACTATCGACGAGCTTGAGCCGACGGCTATCGAGTTCGTTCATAAGAATATCAACAAGTTAATCAATAAGTTCAAGGAGGAACAGAACAATGAGTGAATCGTATGATTGGAACAGCAAGGTACCTGCAAAGGTTGAAGAGAGGGAGTTCTCGCTCCCTCCGATCGGGGAGTATAACTTCATGGTCATGAGTGCCGAGAAGACATTCTCTTCAAATGGAAATCCGATGATCAAGGTCAGACTCGACCTTCAGGGGGCGGACGGTTCAGTCTTTGACAACCTTGTCATATCCGACAAGATGATGTGGAAGCTGGTCTCCTTCTTCGAGTCCATCGGTCTTAAGAAGAAGGGCGAAGAGCTCTCACTTTCTATCGGTGACGCAGCGGATAAGGCTGTCGGTCTCGAAGGCTTCTGCAAGATCAAGCATGAGACCTACAACGGCGAGAAGAGGGCGAAGGTCGACAAGTATCTCGTTCCGACCGCGAAGAAGGCTGCGACCGCTCCCGTTCTCGATGAAGACGATATGCCCTTCAAGATCGACTGATTATGATGACTGATCTTGAGAAAATGATACAAGCTCTCGACTCGATAGATCCTTCCCGTGTCACTTACGAGGAATGGATTCACATCGGCATGGCTATCAAGGCCGAAGGCTTGAGCTGCGATATCTGGGACGACTGGTCGAGGAATGACTCACGGTACCATGCTGGCGAGTGCGACAAAAAGTGGAGTTCTTTCGAGAACTCCGGCATCGCCGCAGGTACCATCTTTCATCTGGCTGAGCAGTACGGTGGCTACACACCATCAAAGAAGTGGTCTTTCGATGACTATCTTCCGGCTGTTGCCGAGGAAGGCAACTACTACGAGGAAGTGCTCTCCAAGAACAGCACAGAAGAGGAGCCCTGGCAGATGGCTGTCCGCTATCTTGAGACACTATTCCAGAAGGACGAGTCCGTCTCTTATGTTCACTCGGCTTCCTATAAGGAAGACAAGGACAAATGGATTCCTGCCGATGCAGGTCACGTCCGCAAGGTGTCAGCTATCATCCGAGACCTCAAGAAGTATAAGAACCTTGACGAAGCGTTTGGAACGATCAATCCCGAAGCAGGCGCATGGATAAGGCATAACCCGTCAACCGGTGCCAAGGATGCCGATGTCACTCGATTTGCTTATGTCTTGGTAGAGTCTGACTCGATGCCATTGGAGGAGCAGAAGAAGTTTCTTATAAACCAGAAGCTTCCCATCGCTGCTCTGATCGAGTCGGGCGGAAAGTCCATTCATGCCATCGTAAAGATAGAAGCCTCCGACGAGAATGAGTTCAAACAGCGCACTTCGTTCCTGTTCGACTACCTGTCACAGAGACAATTCCAGATTGACGAGGCGAACAAAAACCCTGCAAGGCTGTCCCGTCTTCCGGGTGCTATGCGTAACGGCAACATCCAGAGACTTCTTGCCACGAACATCGGCTGTTCTTCTTGGCTCGAGTGGATAGATCTCGTCAACGGTGTGGACGATGATTTGCCTCCGATCCTCGACTTCTGGAACCAGGTGCAAGATCCTCCACAACTCTCTCCTGAGCTCATCGGTGGGATCCTCCGAGAAGGTAACAAGATGATCATCACGGGCGATTCTAAGGCAGGCAAGACGTGTCTGTCTCAGAATCTGGCCGTATGCATCGCAGAGGGCAGGCCGTGGCTCGGAAAGTTCAAGTGTGAGCAGGGCAAGGTCTTGTATATGAATCTCGAGGTCGAGGTTGCTTCCTTATATCACAGATTCATTCAGTTGTATGACGCTCTCGACATAAAGCTCGGCGAGGCGAACGCTTCAAACATCCATCTTTGGAACTTGAGGGGATATGCGCTACCGCTGGATAAGCTTGCCGACAAGATCATCAGACGATGCAGGAATCAGAACTAAAAGGCAATTATTCTCGATCCTCTCTACAAGGTTCAGAAGGGCGACGAGAACAGCGAGGACGCAA